GAAATTAGAAAGGGAATTGAGAGTTAACCATTATCAGGTGAGACAGTTTTACAGCCACAATGGAAAAACGCATTTTTTCGATGTTTTTAAACCATTAACAGAGGAGTTTAAAACCATGAGTAAACTTGCAGCGGCTAAAAAACTCGCACAGGAAAAGAAACAATCAATCAATATCCAAACCAAACCGGCATTATCTCTTGAAGGATTTGCAGCTGTCAAGGAAGTCAAACAATCTCTTGATGCTATTATTTCCCGGTTAATGGTCATTGAGGCGCAATTGACAGAAAACAACGCAAAATTGGAAAAACTGCACAGTATTACGTTCAATAACAATAACGATCAAATTATCACTCTCTTGAAAAATCTTGTTGATTTGAACGTGAAAACAAAACAGGTTGAATCAGTAAAACCTACTGAACAAAAGAAAGAAGAGGAAACAACAAATAACAATCTTCCGGGTAATGCTTTCAAACAATTTCAAAAGTATTTTTCCGGGAATGTCACCGAAGAAAATTTCAATCTTGCTTTTAAAGGCTGTGATTTTTCCACGATTGAAACAATGGAAACAACACTGAAAGCAGTGGAAAAGAAAAATCAAGATAATGGTAAAGGGTTTATCTGTGCAAGAAAAAGCAAAAAGCAATTTGTTTCTGCACTTTGGCAAACCTATATTGATACCAAAGGGAAAACAGAAACGGCAAAGGGAGAAAAGGGAAAAGGGAATTCTCCTGTTTTCAGTGTTTCAACCTTTGCTAAAAATCTGGGAATTGAAAAAAGCACGATTAAAGATATTTTGGAAATGGTTGATGGTTATGATTGCTTCGGTGATGCCGAGGAAAATGAAATTTTGGATATCATCCTTGAAGAAAACGAGGACGTAGATGATAATGCTTATTCCGAATTTATTGAATTCTGCAAAGCAAAGTTTTAACCGTTAATTGATTTATAGAATCCCTTATTGATTTATTAATTGACTGATAGGGGATTCTATTAAATTCATTAACGCAACACCACAGAAAGGAGAAATAACAAAATGAACAAACTTGAATTGAAACGAAAACAATTACAGGAGCAAAAGGAAAAGAAACAATTAACACCGGAAACAAAACAGGAATTGAATAGGTTTGAAAAAAATGAATATAGGCTTTTTGGACTTTTGCAGTTATTGGCAGATAAAGGTTTAATCAATCACAATGAAATACAAGAATATTGTATTGAGGGAATTCAGGTTATTAAACCTGTAAAAGAAAAGAAACAAATGGAAGATATTATAGAATTGAGTCCAGAGGATGAGATACGGGATAAACCCAAAAGCAAATTGGAAATCATGAAAGAAAAAATCAAACAACGGAAAGGAGTTTAAAAAATAAAACATAATGTAAGATACTGTTTACTGTCTTCCCCCTTACACTTTCTCTTTATACTAAATTCAATAATTCAAGAAAAAGGAGTTTATAAAATGATTCAATTCTTTTATTCTTTGTTTCTGTGCATCCTGTTTATTCTGTGCATAGGTTTTATTCTTTCGTTTTAAACCAATAACCAAAAAGGAGTTTATTTATATGAAAAAAATAAAAATAAAATTTCTTTGCGGGTGTGGTCTGTATAATTACACCTTGCAGGATTGGTTGTGTCATTTTAAATACCGTGGATTTATCCGTGGTATGCGCCATTTACTGTTGACCAAAATCGAAATAAACATCAATTAAATGTTTATAGAATCCCTTTACCATTTAAAACAAAGGGATTCTAAGGTAGGGTTTACCATAGGTCTAAGGCTTATCGTTTAATACAAGGCAAATTTGGAAGCCCTGTATAAAGAATATGTTTAAGTATTTAAAAATGAATTTATTGGTAATTAGACCAATAAATAATAAAAGAAAGGAGTTATTACCATGCCAGTTACTATCGATGGAAAAACGTTCACCAGCTCAAGAGATTACTGGACATGGAAAATTGAGACAGCAAAGGAAAAGGAGCAAGAGGCATTAGCACTACATATCTTTTTATCTAACTGGCAACCTGTGTTGCTGGACAGAACAAAACATTAAACAAACAATAAAGAAAGGAGTTATTAGATATGAAAAATACAGGATGTCAGAACTATATGAGGAAAGAAGCAAAGGATAAACGGAATATCAATAGCCGATTAAATCAGAATGATTATAAACAATCCATTGTCGGTAAGGTAACAGGGAAACGTATTGTATCCTTCCCCTCTGTGTTTTCCCTTGGATGGCTTGGAAAGGTAATCAATGGTTAATTGTTTATCGGTGATAATGGCAGGGGATTGATTCAGGGTTTAATGGCTCTATTCGGTCCTCTGCCATTCCTTATCTAAAAACTAATATCCTGATAATGGTTTCAACATTAAATGGATTGTAGGGCAAATTTGGAACAAATAGAATATAATTCATTTTCTGATATTATTATTTAATTGAATTAAATATCATGCCAAAAACAATTGAATTAAATGAAATAAATAATTCATACCAATAATCCCACCGTATAGAATTTTTTAAAATCCCGAGGCTAAGAGGTAGCGTAACAAAATTCTGATAAAAATAATAAACTGCTTTATTCAAGGTATGTTTATATAGATATAGGCAGCCCGTAGATTTTTTAGTATTTTTATTTTTTAGTTTATTCAAAATTTTTTATAATCAAAGATTCCTTCCCTAGTCTATCCTCTGTAGTCTTCTGGTTTTTGTCATATACTTTCTTTTGTTTTCCATATTCTATAAAAATAAATCTCTATTTAAAATTTTATAAAAAATTTGGTTATTATTTTAATTCAAATATTATTTTATATTTGACCTGAAAAATAAAGAGAGAGATAATGGATTAAAGTAAAATTAATAAAAGGAGGTGATTAATTGAATTTAGTATGCAATCACTCGTTTATTGTTATGGATAAGGAAATAAAATGTATGTATTGTTCTGTTATTTTAAAATGTAATAAATTATTTATTTGTATGGGGATTGAATCTGGTATCTGTAATTATTGTAAGGAAAAGGAGGTAATCAAAAATGAATGATTTTGTATGGGATGGTTGTTTCAGAATGGGAATGGAATTATTTGAAGAATTACAGGAAGGTCGGATACATTTATTTTGTAATAAATGCAACGTGCATAAAAGTAATATGGTAAGGATTTATGGTATAGACCCGGATGATGCTGCTTTGTTAATTGAAAACTGCCCGTCCTGTTCTTGTAATCCTGATTATAAAATGGAAAGGTTTTATTTTAACGAAAACGGATTATTAATCGAAGAAGAACATTATATCTAGAAATTAATTTTATTATAAGGAGGACATATCCTTATGAGTCAGTTTTCCAGTGCAAGAAATAGCAGTCAGAAAAAGGAAATCAAAAAGAAACTTTTTAAAAAATATGGTTCGAGAAAAAAAGCACCATGTTTCTATTGCCGAGAAAAATTACCCTTTCATTTGGCAACGATTGAACATCTTCATCCATTATCCTTGGGGGGAAACTGGCATTTTTTGAATTTACAAATTGCTTGCAGTTCTTGAAACAATGAACGTGCTACGGGTCCGTGGCAAAAATACAAACAAAAATGGGATGACTTTTATGCAGAAAATAATTGATTTATTATTTTGGAGAAAATTAAATGTGTGTTAGTGAATCTCGTTATTGGTATTCTGAACCTTTTCAGGAACCTAAATTACAAACTCCTTTTATTCCATGTTGTTTCTCCGATGATTTGGAAGGAGAATATACAGATGAAGAGTGTGCTTCGATTGCCATGTATTATGAATTACCGGAAGAGAAAAATACGGATTGTTAAGGAGAAGAATAATGAGAATATTAATTTCCTGTTTAGTTATTACTTTATTAAGTTTTGGAATTTGTTTTGCGGAGAAATATAATAGGGAAAAGCATTTTGGTAATGGCTGGATTGACACCGATAACAACGGGAGGGACACAAGGCAGGAAGTTCTAATTGAGGAAAGTATTATTCCTGTTCGATTTGATAAAAATGGAAAAGTAGAATGGGGAATCTGGATTTGCAGATATACCGGAAGTATTATTACAAATCCTTCTGAATTGGATATAGACCATTTTATTCCTTTAAAAGAAGCATGGATTTCTGGCGCTGATAAATGGAGTCAGGAAAGACGTATTGAGTATGCAAATTATCTTGCTGACCCAAATCATTTAATTGCAGTCACAGCCAAGAGTAATCGGGAAAAGGGAGCTAAAAACCCGTCTGATTGGATGCCATTGATTAATAGAGTAGAATACAGAATTCTTTGGATAATGATAAAAGAAAAATGGGGATTATGTTTTGATAAAAAAGAACGTGAATGGTTTGAAGATACTTATGTAAGAACTATTTTTTCTAAAAACCAAATATGTGAGGAACAATAAAATGGAATTCTGTCTAAACATTGAACCACATTTACAACCCTACCCAAAGAAAAATCCCGGTGGGGATTGTTTTGCTTGTGCCACTACTGCTGCAATCAATTATTTATTTCCAGAAAACAAAGTAACCTTTGATGAGGTCTTTGAGGCATTTAAAGATAAGCAAGGACATTTATGTAATTCATGGGATTTTTACCATTTTGCTTTTTATGCTTTGTGCAATCACCAAAATGATAGAACCGTTGATATTTATACTGATTGTGTTCTTCCTAATTTTTATACAAGCAGATTCAATCCTAATTTTTATCATTTTGAACCTGCAAGGGAATATACTGATAGAATAGAAGGTTTATTGAGAAGTGGTTGGGTTATTTTAACAAGTATATCAATGAGTGGTACTGGTCCTTATGATGAGAAACTTATGTTTAAAGGAACAGACCATATTGTTATCGTGGATGGAATTAAAAAAGTATGGGTAAACCAATATGATGAAAATAATAATTTCATTTGTGCTTCACAAGAAGAGTTTATCCACGTTGTTTGTTCTGCTAAAGGTAAATTTTGGGTAAAGGGAAGAGACTGGTTTAGAAAATATGGTGCAGCTGCATGGTGGCAAATAAGAAAAGATGATAGAACATACATTGATGAAAAGGAATTAAATAATGAATAAACAAGGAAGAAAAGAAATTAAAAGGAAAGTTTTAAAGGTAGCCAAGACTGCTATTGTGGTTACTCATAAAATAAGCATATTTGGTTTGAAAGCCTATCTGAATTACCATACCGGAGAAGTGACCAGCACTATTAAAATTATCCGTATTGCCTTGATTGCTCTCTTGGCTATTCATGATTACTATTTCAATTCAATGGAAGAGGAAAACAAGGCTTTTGATACCCCATTCAGGATTGTAGAGAAATATGATAAAGAAAGGGTTATTGTATGAAACTAATTCTTTTATTCCTTATGACTTTTATTTTGTATGGTTGTGTTTTGGAAAAAGAACGTGCTAGAAGGGATTTTGATGAAAGATTAGAGGATGGAATTATAATAAATTATACGCTTTTTAAGTTCTAATATTCAGAATTATTGGTATGTTTTACTGGAATATTCATTATTTTATAGTGATTATAGACACAAATATAGCCCCTTTCCTATGATTTGGAAAGGGGCTATATTTTATAGTTTTTCTTCCATATCTTGTTTTGATTTATCAAATACTTCTTCAATGTATTTATCATGTCTATACATATTTATATGATTAATCACTCTTTTTGCAAATTCTTCTGCATCCGCTGTTATATAATATTTTCCATTATTTTGCATGTGTTTTATTCCATTTATAATATCCTCTCCTGTATACATATTATGTTTTCTCCTGAACATAGAGTATAAAATCTTTTTCCACGTATTTTATTATTGATGTTTCAGAAACAGGCATTATGTATTGTGGGTAATCCTTATTTAATTTAAAATTGTTTTGTATTAATTGTTCTCTGATAAAAACATAGTCTTCTGCTTTGTCTTTATCAATTTTTATTTCTGCTAATTTCATACTCATTACAAAGACTCCCGTCAGGAAAAACAATTAATAAATCCATTTCTTTTTGCTTTGCTATTCTGATTGATTGCCAGCAACCCTTCCTGATATTTTCTGAATAACTGTGAGGTGTGGCTAAAAGAAAATCAGATTTAATAGCCATATTACTTCTTCTACTGGTGGAATCCATCATAGGGTCAAGAATAACCGATGCTTTGCATAAAGCCCTATTGGTTCTATCTTTTGGTGGATGAATAATTATTTTATTAAATAAATCAAAATTTAAACACATTCTATGAAATTCTTCTTCACCGCCAATGAAATCTTCATGCCTGATTGTTTTTATAATTTCTTTATTTTTGACCAAGAATTCTTGTACTTTAAGTTTTTGTGGTAGTGTCATTCCGTACTTCGTTGAAGAAAACCATAATTTCATTTATTCCTCTCTTATAATTTGTAATCTGATATATCCATCTTTTAGCACGCAATAAGATTTTATCCATTGTTTTTTTGATTCTCTTTCAAGAATCTTTTTACAATAAGGGCATTTATATTTTTTCCGCATTTGGAAAATCCATCTTTAATTGTTGTTCGTTCTCATATACAACAAAGAAATTATTTTCAAAATCTTCCCATTCTTTATATTTTTCTTCATTCATCAAAACAATATATCTTTTATCTTCTGTAAATAAAACTGTTACATTTGTTCCTTTCATAAGCCAAAGGGTAAACCTCGTATATATTTTAGTAATATAATTATTAAACCATTGTCTCATTTTATTCCTCCGAATATTTTTCAGCAACCATAGAAGCGTAATGAGCAATTTTTACAAAGTCTCTTCTTTGTTCCCCTTCACGCACATTTTTTCCATAACGTGCAAGGTACTTTTTAATAGTGGTTAGAAAATCACTAATTTCCCACTCAGAAACTTGGTCTTCTCCTTCATCTCCATATTGAGGAACAGTATAATTTTCAATATGAAGAAGAACTTCATCAGAAAACTTTTTCCAATTTTCTCCTCGTTTACTCATTTTATTTTCCTTTCCATTTTGAGTTTTACTTTTCCTTCTTTAATTTTATCATTCATAGATTTTTTAATTTCTTCTACATAATCAATAACTACTTTATTTGCTTCTTCAGGCGTCATAAAGATAAGTTGTTCCTCCCCTTTTCTGGCCTGAATCCAATCTTGTTTATTTCTAAGTCTCACTTGTACTGAATATTTTGTGACCATTTTGCCGTTTTCTTTAATATAAACCTTGCACGATTTTATGTTGCCACGCTTTATCATTTAAAGTGCCCCCCTGGTTTTTTATGTTTATCAATCTTAAAACAATTTGTATAAAAAAATCTGTAGCAATATTTAGGAAGAAAATGGATATAAACGCCTTTCCAATATTTTCCAAAACTAAAAAACATAATATTACTATTGAACCATGATTTAAAATTATACCACATTAAACATTCTCCTTTATTTTCCAATGGTAAAATTAAATGGACCAAAAATAAGGGTATATAATGTTGTGGTGCTTTTAACTTTTATCATTTTAGTTTTGCTTATTGATAAATAATAATTTGTTCTTTCTGTTCCTTCTTCATTTTGTTTAGCCCAAATTCTGTCACCTTTTTCTGAAGCAAATGCAATTGCAAATAGGTATTTACCTATATTAAATATTTTGTAATTTTTACATTTTTTTAATTTGTCAAATTTATCCAAAGGAATGGTTTTATTTTCTTTTATAGTGTCATTACCACTAACACATTCATCTAGGTTGCAATATGGTTCCTCTTTGTCATGGTGTTCACAATGACCATGATAACATTCTATACTCATTTAAATATTCTCCTTTTTAATTTTATAAGCACAAAAAACAATAAAACCAATAAACAGAGCAACCCAATATTTTTTAAAGAAAAAGTAAATATAGAAACCATCATTTCCAAGAATATAATGAATCACAAAATAAGCTACAGTAAAACCAATGCCCAAAAGAAAACCAATAAAAACAATAAGAGTACATACCCAGAAAAAATTAACTTGTATTTCCCCACTCTTGTTTTTTGATGTTAGCTCCCAATTCATAATTGTTCTCCGTCAGCATTGTAAATTACTGTCTCTCTTGTGAAAGTGGTATAAATACCACCCCCCCAAGTGGTATCAGTAATCATATTATAAGAAACTTTATCCGTTTTAACTAAATAATGAATTTGACAGCCAGCAAGAATCATGTTTCCAATTTCTACATACCAATTTGTTGATTTTGCATTTGGCTTAATTCCCAAAACAGTTTGGGCATCATGAACAGCTTTAACAGTACCAAAGACGGAACGATATTGTTTTCCATCAGGAGCAACAAAATAATTATCTGTTGTAATCAAACATTTATCACCAATATTAATGTTCATTTTATTTATTCTCCATAAATGGTTTTATTCCTGTGAAAACCGGGAACACTAAGTTTATAATTTAAATCTTCCTGACAATTATCACAACCTTTTAAAATTGTTTTTGGAATAATTTGATTTGAATTAATCAATAATTCTTTAACCAAACCACATTTAGGACATTCAAATTCACGAATAGCCATTTATTTCTCCATTGAATTCATTTCATATTCTTCACAATGACCAAATGAATCTATGGTAATTTCATCAGCAGAATGACAACATCGTTTATTTTCATTCCATTTGCAGGTTGTTGCTTCACAACAATAGACACTAATCATTTCTTGTTTCCTTTCCAGTAAACTTTTCTTTTAGGGTGGTCATAAATCTTTTAAGCCAATGTTCAGTCATTTTTGATGATAATCTTCTTATGTCCCAAAGGTGTTTGTTTACATCGGCGGTACAACTTGAGCAAATTTGTTTTATTTTTTCAGTTTGGTATTCTTTATTTAAATCTTCTAAATGTGTTCCTGTTTTTCCACAAATATTACAAGCCATAAAATTTCCTTTCAAGTTTTATAATCATAAATATATTTATCAGGGTATTTCAAGGCATTGACCAAATGAATTAATCTATCATCATCCTTGTCTTCTATAATGTTATCCCACAGTCTTGCGATTCTGCCTTGTGGATTTAAAACCCATTTATCTAAAGGCCAATTAGGGTCATTGAATGGGGTTTTATAAACTGGATTCCACTTAGGAATAGACTGTTCAATTCCTCCCCATTTTTCAGTCATATATTGTTTATTCAAAGCAAATGATTTTCTTGATTTTAAAGCATAAATTGGATTTTTTCTAACAGTAGAAGAATATTCATGTAAAAATAAATCTTTATTTCCTTTACTGTGTAAATAATTAATTCCTGAAAGTTTTACCCTCAGTCTATAATCATCATCTTCACAATAATTCACAATATTTTCATCAAAAGTACCAACAATATCAAAACACTTTCTACTTACATAAAAACAATTAAATTGGTGGGAAGATTCTACAAAATCATATTTTTCTATTTTATAAATAAATTCTTCCCAAAACCCAGATAAAAAAGCAGTATCACTACCAACCAAAACAACACCATCAAAATCATTTTTTAAAAATGCTTCTCGTAAAATAATATTCCAACCACCCGAAACATACCAATTATTTTTTCTTCGCAAATAAATAGAAAGATTATCTCTGTGTTTATTTATAATTGGTTCCATTTCAGGATGACGAAATCCCTGCCATAAAACACATTTATCTACATTTTTAGGCCATGAAGAAATACATTTATCCAATAATTCTGGATTGGAAAACGCAAGTGTAGAAATTAAAATCTTCATTTTTCATTCCATTATCTTTTGAACGATTAAAATACAATTGTAATCATCGTTTTCAAAATGTTCTTCAGAATGAATGATATAAAGGCTATATTCTTTGCAAAATGTTTTTACCTTTGAAATATTGCTAAGGATGTTTGTTACAAAGTTCATTCCAAATTCAGCATATTTATGTTCTGTATTTCTTATTTTTGTTTTTTGTCTATAAATGGATTCATCGGGAAAAAGGAGACAAAGATAACCATTTGGTTTAATAACTCTAAGCCATTCAATTAATACATCTTGTGGATTTAAAAAGTCCTCAATTACATGACTACTAAAAATGTACGATAAACTATTATCAGAAAACATGGATAAATCTCTTGCATCTCCTTCTATATTTTGTGGGTCATCCCCCACTGAACTATATTTATCGGGCAAATCAAAGGTGATTGCAGTAGGAGTTATGGCATCACCACCATAACCAATATCTAAGCCCGTTCCCTGACAGTATTCAGTAAATAAATGGCGGTGCTTGTTTGTTTCAGACATTTTAAATCTCCTTTATTATATTTAAAATTCCCATTTATTTTTAGAAAATAGACCACAGAATTCATCCATAACGCCCATTCCGAAAAATGCTTTTTGTGGTGGTTGAATGGAAGTCCAACTATAACCACCAAGTTTGTTGATTATTTTCCAATAATCAGGACAATTCATTGCGGTAATATGGTGTGGGTTTCCTCTCCTATCCCCACCGGCATCATTTACAATGGTTCCAACATTTAAAAGAAAACCATATTTGGTTACTCGCATGATTTCAGAAATAGCATTTTCCATTTTGTTTTTTGGAATCATGGAAAGAACACCCACACAATAGGACCAATCAAATTGGTCATTATCATAAGGCAGTTTATTTCTCAAATCACAGAATTCCAAATCAATATTAAATCTTTCTTTTGCAATTATTCTTCCTGATTCAGAAAATTCACAACCTTCAGCTTTATATCCTTTATCTCTGAATTGCTGAACCATGCTGCCAGCACCAGCACCAACGTCAAGAATTGTAAAATCATTATCACCAATAAAATTATTAAACAAACGAGTAAAATAATTAATCAATTGGTGAGCACTTTTATCAATTCTGGCAGGATTTACACCATCAGAATATAGCCAATAATCTGAATTGAACGTTCTTTCAGGATAACCAGTTTTATCAAAGTTTTCCTTTTTCTTTTCCACAACGATTTGTCTTTCAGGATAAGGCATTACTTTTTCTCCTTTGTTAGATTTTTACCCATTTATTCCAAGGAAATTTCCTAATCAGCTTATATCTTACACCACAAATACATCTGAACTCATCACCAATTTTTGCTTCTTTTGGTCTATAGCCTTTACAATTATGATAACTCACAATTTTGTACCCCTTTCAAATTTATCAATAACCATTTCCAAAGTAATATTTTCCAAACAATAAATTTTATCTCTTTTGCATTTTGTAAATACCTTTGGTGCTTCTTCCAAATCATGGTGACAACCAGCACAAGGGTTTTTTGTTTTATCCAACCATACTACATTTGTAATTTTCCAATTGTGTACCCGCAAGTGGGGTGAAGTGCAACCAAAAATCAAAAATGTTGGAATATTCATTGATTGTGCAAAATGGGCTAAACTTCCGTCCATTCCCAAATACATATCAGAATTATTAATTAAATTCATTGTTTGTTGGAATGTTGTTTTCCCAACTAAATTTAAACCAACGCCCAAATAATAAGATGGATTAGAACCAACTTCAATAATTGTTTTGTCTTTATATTTTTCTTTTACATATTCAATGAATAATTTCCATCTATCCAAAGGCCATGTTCTACTTTCCCAACTTCCTTCTGAATTGACAATTATTGTATTATCTTTTTTCTTATTGTTTTTATCAATCCCGTAATAGACAGGTTTTCCTTCACCCTCTTTTAGAATAACACCAGCAGTTTCAGCATAAGCATTAATTGGATGGATATTTGGTTTTCTTTCATATACCAGATTTAAATCAATAGTTAAGTCATATTGAAATTTATGCTTTAAGCCTTTTCCGTATTCAATAATATAAGGATTATTCACCAAACCTTGAGGACAAGATGTTTCAAAGAATATTTGACAACTAGGATATTTTTCTTTTAAAAGCGGAAGAATACCAGTTACTAAGAAAGTGTCACCAATTGCTCCATCCCGAATAACTAATATTCTCATAGGCTCAAATTTCCTTGTTTTAAGATATTTCTTCCATCTTTCTCTTAAAAATAAATTATTTTCCATTTCAATTTTTTTGAAATCAATGTCCACTTTTTCATTTTTAAAAGACTGATGATGTAAATGCAAAATATTTATATCAATACATTCAGCAATTTTATAACCATAATTTCTCAATCTAAGGGATAAATCAGCATCTTCACAAAAAGCGAAGTTCATGTATTTTTCTTCAAACAAACCACCAACCGTATTGACATAATCGCGATTCACAATGAAACAAGAACCCTCGATATAATCAATTCCTTGGCTTTTCCTTGGACAACCTTTCCCATCTGAACCCAAGTAGCCATAAGCCTGTCTTGGGCCAATCTGGGCTAATCCAAAGTGTTCTTCCATTATATGGATAAACTTGTAATCCCATCCTTTTGTTTTAATAATTAAATCATTATTCAAAACGCAGAAATATTTTGATTTAGTGGAATTGAAAATATTATTATGTGCTTTGATAAATCCAAGGTTTTCTTTGTTTCTGACATATTTGATTTTTTTATGTTTTAACGAGGAAAGGTATTTTTTGGTATCTGGTCTTGAGGCATTATCAGAAATAATAAGAAGGTAATCTTCAGTGACGGTATTTTCAAGAATGGATTCAATACATTTCTTTGTTACCTCTAGTTGGTTATAAACCAATAATGAAATAATTAATCGCATTTATTTTTCCTTTGTTTTATTTCTTCTATTTTTCTTTGTTTTTTTCTTTTATAACTGTCCGAGTTTCTTTTACGCAAACAGACACGACAAAGAAGATTGCTACTCTTTTCCAAACTTGGGAGCCATGTTTTTTTATTTAATTCACAACCACATTTTTTACATTTAGGTTTTCCTGTGTAACCACGTTTATGACTTCCAGTATGACAATCGAGTAATCTTTTTTGAAAAAATATCTTACCACATTCTTTACATTTAAATTCACCAAATTTTCTTTCACTCATTTATTTATTCCTTTTATTCTTCCCCCTTTGGAAGATAGTGACTTTCAATAATCAACGCCCCTACATTACCATGTAACCACTTAGGCTCAACTTTTATTATATAAATATTATGTTCATCTTTTATTTGTTTAAAGAAATCAGATAATTTTTCATGTATTATTTTTTCTACATTTATTGTTACTTCTACTTTACCGTTTGCCATAATATATACTCCTTATTAATACAAGATGAAAAAGATAAAAGAAAAGGGAACAAGTTTACCAGACTCATTCCCTTTTCATGGTGCCTTCTCTTTAAAAATTAAATAGAATAATAAAACAATTACACAGAAACTTGTTTCATTTCAGTTTTTGCCTGTTGTAAACTCTGCCTAAAAGGTTTCAACATCTTCACAAGATTCTGGCAACAAGTACGCGCATCTTTAGCCGCACTTTTATTGCTTTTCTCAATCAGAGCGCCAACATTTTCAGCCAAAGTATTGAATTGGGATTCCATAGCTTCAAATTGATTTTTAAGCGCCTTAGCATTTTTTTCGGTAATCTCGTTACGAATACCAGGTTTACGACCACGGCCTTTTACTTCCTTGATAACCGGAGCAGCAGCTTTTTTACCTTTGGCAGGTTTCGCTTCTTCAACCGGAACCACTTCAGCAGCTTTTTTAACTTTACCTTTGGCCGGGGCTTTCACCTCTTCTTTTTTAGCTTTAGCCATTGTCTTTCTCCTTTGATTTCATGTTAGGGTTGGGTTTTAAATAAACCTACTGGTTTGCCATACTCTTCGTGCAATACAATAATCATTGAATTAACTGCTTGCCCAAAGAAACTATTGATACGATGAAACACACTTCTTGGATAGAGTTTCTTTATGGTGTTAAAAATTTCACGGTCAACGAATCCAATTTCAGGAAAATTAACTTTTTTAACACCCTTACTCGGAATGACCATTTCCGATTTGTCAATTATCATATCTAAGTCTGTCTCATTCAGTTTAAATCTATTTAAATCTTTTATTGGAACATTGTCAACAAAATTTTTATCATCGGCGTAAAAAAAAGCGAATGATTTGTTATCGGTTAAGCAAAACCCTGAATAATACAATGGTTTTTGATTGAGAACATATTCCAGCGGATTGTCTTCTTTCTTCTTTAAAAATAGTTTCTTTGTTTTCTTAGCCATAGGTTTTCCTCTCTTTCATTTTATTTAATAGTAATCCCCATTTTTTAGTTTCTCTGCCTCATCTTTATCCATTCCAGCATAATAGACATTATTAAAAAAATTGCTAATGTCTATTGTTTTAAAATCTTTAATATAATCATCAAACGTATATGTATAATTGCCGTTATCTTTTAGCAAATATTTCCAATGTTCGTGTTTTATCAGTTCGTTTAAACGCAACATGAATAATTGATTAAAAAAATCCTTTGGACCCCAATCACTACAAGCATGGTGTGGTGGAAAAATACTTTTAACATAAAAACCATTGTTTGCTTTCATTCCTTTTTTCATATAACAAATGCCACTAAAGGTTATAACTTTGTTTACCAATCTGTTTTCCCTTTTGACTATTTTTTTGTAGTGTAATCCAGAATAACATTCATAAGCAGTACAGGTGTAACATATGCCGAGTTCCTTTATCATATTATCATGACGACCAGTATATAACATATCCAGTAATTTTGGAAAAAGTAAAGATTTTAAAAAATAAGGAATTAAATCTAAGGGGTCTTGACCACTATCAATAATTTCTTGTACGTCTTTTTTATTAAAATGGGCAGCTATTTCAAATAATACCCAAGTTCTTCTTTCCTTTTCTTCCTCAGTCATAAGTGGCATAGAAGAAAAACATTCTTTCTTCTTCTTCAATTCAACTTTTTTCCAATCTGGTAACTTTAAAAAATTTTCCACAGTCAATTGCTTTGCCATATATAAATCTCCATAAAAGTTATTTTACTCAATTTTATGGCTTGAAATGCTCATTGTCAACATAAATTTAAAAATCATTATCTTCTTTTATATAATATCTCCAAAGATTCTCAAATTCATAGTCCTCTTGTCTTTTGTTTTCAATAAAATTTTGCCAATTTGCATGGCTACAAATGTCTTTTACCATAACAATATTTCTAGCTCTATCATCTAGCAAATATTGCAAATATTCTTTTGTTATTGTATTTTTTCCTTTAAAACTAAGACCACACATATCCCTTTTGTTAAAGATTGCATCGTCAAGCAAATCATTTAAAAAAGAAACTAAACGATATTTATTTTTATTATATTGTTCTTTTCCTTGTTCCTTGTCTGGATACATTGAAACAAAAATTCTAGCCCATTCTTGTTGCGCTGCTTCATATTTATCATTCTTTTTTACTTCCTTATAAAATAACATATCCCTGAAATTTTTTTCCTCTTCCTGTGAAAATATTTCAAAAACATTCCTTTTATTCATTTCAACGGTCAATAAGTCTAGTAATTTTATTTTTTTCAAATGTTTAAAACACCTAAATTCTGAAAAATTATTCAGTCTTTTGATAGCTGAACAAAAATTATTATTGCTAATATTTTTAACAAGGGACCAATAGCTAACAGCTACAACAGTGTGCATATATGTTTTATTATTTAAATTAGTATTTGTATGACTAAATTTTTTATTATCCATTTTATTAAAAATATTTAATATATGGCTAGTATTCTTATAATCCAAAGTTTTATTGTTTTCAAAAATTTCCAAAAACATATCAAAAAGTTTTTGCTGGATAAAACCATAAGTTTTGTTTTCTCTGTTTTTAAACAAATCATTCAAAGAACAACCGTAACGCATACCAAATTGAGCATCCAAGGTTTTTATCTCAGGGTTGGTCAAATGTTTTGTTTCTTTATATTTGTTCAAAATATTTTTAATATTGCTTGGTATTTCAGATTCAAAAGTTATTTTTGTTTTTTTAAATTTATCCCGCAAAGCGGGGTTTCTTTCAGGGAACAAAGATTTTATTTCTTTTGATTCAAAATTTTCTTTACGTTTCAAAATTAATCGCATAGGTTTATTCCTTTGCTTTGAAGAAAAAACGCCGGGAACAACAGCCGTGACACGAACGGGGTTTTTGTTCGTGTCTAAAGACCGAAGGTCTTTTTTATCTTTAAATTTCTTTATCTCTTTAGATAATACATCAGTATTTTCTACTATTATATTAGTAGTATTATATACCTTTATAAGGTGTTGAAAATTTGCTTGTAATTCTGGTGAGTTACAAATCAAACTGGTATCCTTAAGAATGCCAATTTTTTTGCATTTTTTTAACTTTTTTGAATCATTTTTCTCCAAAATTCTTTTATATCTTTGATTTATTTTTGGTATGTTTGGCAGAATCAGAATCTTATATCCATGCCCCTTTTTGCCTGATTTCCAATTTGCCTTAACAATTATTTCTTTTTTTTCAAGTGTCAAAATAAGTCTGGAAACATGATCTATTTGTTCCATCCCTAAATGCCTAGCAATGTTTTCTCTTTTAAAAAATAAAGGTTTATTAGAGCAGAAATAGTGGTGTGCAAATTTGATGAAATTCTTTTGTAATTGACTAAGGGATTTTATATTATAATTTTCTTTTAAAATTGAAATGGGGTCTTTTTGTTTTTGCCAAGGAGAATCAGGGAGGGAATTTATAAGAGAACAAAAGTCTTTTCCAAAAGAAATAAGGATATTTCTTGGATTTTCAGATTTTTTGTCATTATCAAAAGATGTATTTTTTTCTACTTGCTTTTTTCTTTCCAAAATTTTACTATCATTTAAAGCCATTGCCTTAAACTCCTTGGAAGGTTGGGTAATGGTTTGCCTCTCTTTAATTGGGTGAATCTTCTGGGTGTCAGAGATTCACCCATTTTTTCGTCTGGACTTTTATCTTATGAAATTCAAAGGTTTAAGTCAAACAAATATTTTTGTAAAATGGAGAAAATTGCTTATTAAAACTTAAAATCAATTTATTTTTTTCATTTTTATTATTTTTTACAAATGGAAGTTTAACTTTTCGTTTAGAATCCTTATTATAATACTGAAAGAACCAAGTAAGTAATAAATGAATAAATTCATCCATGGGCATATAATTTCCAGTAATTTCTTTTATAACTTCCTGTAACAAAATATAAAATTCTGCATCTACATTTGTGGATAATATAAATCCACCAGAAATATCAGTGTTAATACCCTTGGCATTTCTTCTGTAACCTTTTATATCAATAGAATTAATAATCTGCCTCACATTTTCAGGATGGTATTTTTTTTCATAATTCAATAGAAGTCTTTCAATCATGACTTTTTGAAATAGTTCAAGGAAGGGACTATCCTTTGGTGATTTATTGAATCTATTGATTAGGTTATACTTTTCCTGCTTTGATACATTTTTTCTTTGATAAATATTTTTAGACATTATAATATCTCCTTGCTTTTATCCATAAATTAGGTTAAAAATTAGAATAATGTTTTTATTTTATTGAATAAAGATGAGGTAATGCCATGCCACCAAAATTAAGGTTAAAGTCAAAACGAGAAAAAATCAACAGATTAAATGTTAAAAAACAAAAAATGGCAAAGTATTTGCGAAAAGGACTTAAAATAGGTGAAGCAACACTACTTGCAGATGTTTCAAAATCAGAATTAGCAGAAATGCGTTCCGATGTTACTTTTGAAGAATTTATTCAACGTAGTCAGGCATTGTTGGAACAGGAACAACTAGAGAATATATCTGATGCGGGTTCGTCAGGAACATGGCAAGCATCAGCATGGATGTTGGAAAGATTATTTCCTGATAAGTATGGAAAAAAAGACACCATAGAACATAAATATGAAATTAAATTAGTCACATTTCAAAATATTGTTCTTGAAGTTATAAATGAATGTTCCCCACAAATAAAACAAACAATAATGCAAAGACTTAAAAAAGTGGATACATCCAATCCCTTGCTGATAGAATATCATAGCAAGGCACATGTTGAAGCACATACGGATAAAATTATTGATGTTGAATATGATGATTAAATGAAATTGAGGCAAGCATGAAAAAGAAATTTGTTAATACTTCTGCATCATTGTTGGGTAAGGATACTAAGACATTTCTAAAGGGTGGAATGTCTGATTTACTTTCAGGAATAGATTTACCAACAGATGCTTTGATTCCAAAGAAATCAGAAGATTTTGTTCAGAAAGTATTGAAAGACACAAAAGGTGATTTAGTTGTGAATGAACCAGTACATAATATAATGCATAGGTTTATGAGAATAGCAAGGAGAAAAGGCTTTAATAAATATATGATTTTAGGCGGGTTCGGATTAGGCAAGTGCTTTGGCAAAGGAACCAAGGTACTTTTGCATGATTGTTCTGTAAAAAATATTGAAGATATTAAGATTGGTGATTTGTTGATGGGTGATGATGGAACACCAAGAAGAGTTTTAAATTTGGGTAGTGGCAAAGAAGAGATGTATAAAATTACACTCAAAAATGGTGATTCTTTTGTATGTAATGAGTCTCATATTATGTCCTTTAAAATTTCAAATAAATACAAAACAAAAAAATACTCAAAGTACAATAAAGGAGATATTGTAAATTTAAATTTTAAAGAATGGTTGACTTTTCCAGAATATGCTAAGAAAAATTGTTTTAAGTTATATAAATCAAAATTGGAATTTAAAGAAAGTAACACTTTATTAGAGCCTTATTTTTTTGGTGTTTGGTTAGGTGATGGGCATTCAAATAATCTTGAATTTACTATAAATAACCAAGATGAGGAAATTGCTGATTATCTTTTTGATTGGGCAGAAAAGCATAAATTCAAAATAAGGGTGGATGACCAAAAGGGAGATTGCACTAGGTATGGTTTAAATAAAGGAAGGAGTAATTGTAAAAAGTACATTCAAAAAACATTTATCATGAAAATAAGCAAGAAAGGAAAAAGAATACCAAAAAACTATTTAATAAACTCAAGGGAAAACAGATTAGAACTTTTAGCGGGAATGCTTGATACTGATGGTTATAGCTTTGCTAAATGTTTTGAATGGTCTACAAAATATATTGATTTGAGAAATGATTTTCTTTTCCTTTGTCGTTCTCTCGGTTTTAGATTATCTCATAGAACAAAATATGTTAATGGTGTACCTTATTATGTTGTAGTTGTTAGTGGTGATACACACTTAATACCATGTAAAACTAGAAAAGCTGTTGAGGAAAGAAAAATAAACAAAAACCCATTGGTTTTTGGTTTTGATGTAGAACCGCTGGGGAAAAAGGAATTTTTTGGTGTTGTTCTTGATGGTAACAAGCTGTTTTTACTTGAAGACTTTACAGTGGTTCATAACACACAGCAGATTTGTATTGGTTACTCCTTATACAGAATAGCAAAAAATCCAAACATACTTATAAAATTAGTTCACGTTTCTGATACAGAGGCAACACATAGATGCCGTTCAATTCGGGATTATATAGAGGGGGATGAAGATTTTAAATCAATTGCACCACATATTACACCAACAAATATTTGGGGTTCTGAAAAATTCATTGTTAAAAGAGATTCCCCCGCTGCAAACTGTACCGTTGAATCCCATTCTGTTTTGGGTACAGGTATTGGTGGTCGTGCAAATTTAATTATTTTTGATGACCCACAAGATTTGAGAACAGCAGTTTATGAGCCAACAACCAGAGTTAAAATTGAAGATACAATTAAGTCGGTATGGATAACTCGATTAATACCTGATGATTCAGAAGCCATTATATTAATCAACAAATGGCATGATTCAGATATAGCATCTTACGTTCAAAGAAATCCAGCATGGGCATGGATAAGCATTGCTGCTGATGAAAAAACAATGGAACACCTTATTGTAAAGGATTCCTTTGGTAGAAATTTTAAAATTCCCCTTTGGTCGAAATTTAATAAAGCAGCATTAGAGGATAGAAAAATAACCCTTGGGGAAAGAGATTTTAAAAGAGGTTATTGCTTAATACCTTATTCTGATAGTGATAAAACCTTTGGACATTTTGAAAAATGTTGTCATTTTAGTGTTTCTCCAAGAGCAGTAATTGAATTTGAATCAAACTGGATATTTGTTGGTGGTATTGACTTTGCTGGCTCCAAACGTCCCGGTACGGTTTTATCCATAGTTGCTGTGCATAGAAAAACTGGATTGAAATTACCGATTGAAATTGTTACGATAAGGAAGTCCTCAGATTTAACGGGGCATATAATCAGAACATATAGAGAATATGGTGTTGAATTATATTTTGCAGAAAATAACGGTGTTCAGGAAGCCATTATTGATTTGTTAAAAGCTGCCATGGGGGATGAAAAATTTAAAAAGTATAATATTAAGATTGATGGTTTTCTGACAGGTAGAGGTAAGATGGATATTAATACAGGTCTTCCTTCTATGGATAAGGAGTTTGAAAATAAAGAATGGATGTTTTGTTTTAATGAAAAACCTGATATAGCTGATGATATGGAACAAAAGCCATGGTCAAGAATGTATTATGAAATGCTAAATCATCCTTTTCATGAAACTTCTGACATTGCAATGAGTTTATATTTCTGTAGAGAAGCGGCAAAGAAATTGATTAGGGGTATTGATTCAGGGCCAAATTGCTTTTAGGTATATTAAAATGAAATTATTCAGGAGAAAATTATGATTGGTGCAAGAGTTGATATAGAAACAGCAGATGATGGTAGTTTATATGCTCCATTAACATTAAATACTACGCAAGATATTACCTCTTGGTCCTTTGTGGCTTATATCTATCATGAAGATGCCCCAACCACAGTATTATTGATTTTGACTGTTACAAAGGATATCACAAATAAAAAAATAATTTTGGAAAAAGATATTGCTGATATTCTTACCGCTTTGGAAAATTATACTGATGGATTGAAATATAATGTTTTGTGTAAACCGGGAACAGTAAAACATTATAGATTTTTTAATGGTTCTTTTACATTTGATAATGGTGGTCCGTTGTGGGTGGTTTAATAAATAAAGTGGTTAGTTGGCCTCCTGATTCATTGGGTTCTGTTATGTGGCCTCCTGATTCATTGGGTTCTGTTATGTGGCCTCCCGATTCATTGGGAATGGTTTATTTACCTTATTTTATTCCTGATGAGGAAGTACCTGAAGGAGATGAAGTGACTTGGCAGGGACAACCTGTAACTTTTAATGGTCAACCTGTAACTTGGTAGGGAGGAAACAATAAATGGTAAAAAAACTTACCAGTATATTAATTTTTCTGTTATTCATAGCATCAGTCTCTTATTCGATTGAATTGGATTCTGATGGAAATAATTATTTGGATACTTCAAAAGGTGGTTTTAATCTTAATCCAGAAACTAACCCTTCTGGTGCTAGAACACTTTTGGTGGTTCCTTCTGTAACTGATTTAACAAACCATACAGGAAATATAAGTAACCCGCATACAGTTACTAAAACTCAAGTTGGTTTGAGTTATGTGGAGAATATAAAAGTAAATTTGACGGCAATTATAAATCCACCTGTTACGGCTGATTCCTCCATTGGTTATTCTATTGGTTCCAAATGGGTGAATACTACAAGCAAAATTGTTTGGGAATGTGTTGATGCCACAGTAAATAATGCAATATGGAAAGAAATAACAATTCAACAATTATCATCTTCTGAAATAAAAACACTTTATGAATTAAATGCAGATACTAATGTTTTTACAGACGCAGAAAAAACAAAATTATTTGCAATTGAAGAAAATGCAAATAATTACACTCATCCAGCAAACCACGCTCCGAGTATAATCACACAAGATGCAAATAATAGATTTGTAACTGATACAGAGAAATCAACGTGGAGCGCAAAACAAGCTGCTTTGGGCTTTACCCCTGAAGATGTTTCTAACAAAAGAACTACTTTTCAGATAACACCGGATGATGTACATTATCCAAGTGAGAAACTTGTAAAAGATTCATTGGACGGAAAAGAACCCGCCGACGCAACGATCATTAAGGAAAGTGAGCTTGCCGCGCTTGAATCCGACCCCACCGTTCCTGGGGCGATTTCTACCCATGCCGGGGAAGCCGACCCGCATACCGGCTACGCGCGGGAATCTACACTTGGCAACTCCGCCGGTCTCGATATCGGGATTACGGAAGGGACGGTGGCGGCGGGGGATGACGGGAGGTTCGATCCGCTTGGCGTGTCCGTTAAAACGGCGGGGGCCGTGGGAGATGGGGGCACAGATGATACATCGGCATTTCAGGCCCTCGTGTCGGCTGGGGCGACCATTAACCTGCCGCCTGGCATCTATTATTTGGCATCATCGGTGGTTATCCCCGGCAATGGCAAGCTGATCCTGCGAGGAGCATCCCGGGATAGCGTCATTATCCGTGCCGCACATGGTGTGACCGCCTTCGTGACTGCCAACGCTTATCCAGGGGCGACCTTTGCCAAAACAATCGATGTTTCGGGGGTGACGTTCGACGGGGAGCGTGTGCGCGGGACGTTCCCATATATGTCGTTTGCCACGGACAGTTACGGGATGCTGACGGCGATTCAGGCGGTAGCACAACCCGGCGACCCTGATTCGCGCTTCCGCATCTCGGATTGCCGGTTCAAGGACATGCCCAACCTTCCGTTTCTGATCGACCATTTCAACAATGTGCAAGTGGATAACTCTATTTTCTACAAGACCCGCGACCCCGGCTTTCGATTCTGCAATAAGGTCACTTGGGCTCACAACATCACCGAGTTCGGCAGCGATAACGGGGTATCTATTTCTCGCGGTTGCAGGATCGTCGCCGTGACCGGGAGCCTGTTCAAAGACTGCGAGTCAAACGGGATATGGGTGGCGGGATTCAATCTCGCCCTCTCCGGCACGGCAACGGCGACCGGATCAACCTATAATGCCGGAGACACCGTGACCCTGACGGCCTTGGCTACGACCTTTTCGAGTAGCTTTCTTGACAATTTGATAACGCTCACCTCGGGCAGCGACGAGGCGACGTTCAAGGTTATAAGCATTGCATCCGGCACCGCCGCGACCGCCATCTGTGTGACGGCAACCCCTGTGAGCCTGCAAAACACACCGGCGACCTGGTATGCCGCCCCAGCAACCGGCGTGTCTCAGTTCACTGTCACCGGCAATACCGTGGTCGGGGGGTATTCGTCCAACATCACGGCGGCGGACGGTGGCAGGAACGGGTTGATCGCAAACAACACTCTGGTCCGCTCTGGATGGACCGCAGATTCTGAAATTTCCACTACCGGCTCAATCATCACCGGGTCCACGACCCTGACTGTGGCTGATGTAACAGGGTTGGCTATCAATGATTTTGTCATCGTGGAGTCCAAGACCTCGTTCGGGCAATACTTCGTCTCCAAAATTACCAACATCGCCGGGACGACAATCACCCTTTCCTCTGCGCCAACCGAGACGTTTATCCAGGAGTCAGTGCGAAAGGTCCATCTCAATACCGAATCGGCGCAAATTCGTGTGGCCGGCTCCGTTGTCGGCCCTGACGTTGCCGGGGAGCGGGTACTAGTCGCGAATAACCTGATGATCGATCCTTCGCGCTTCGGTGTCCAGTTAGGTAGCTCGGCCAACGGGACGGCAACCGATATTGCTGTACGAGGGAATCAGATGTTTACCCCGCCTTCTGTCTCTACAGCTTCGGCGGCCAGCAGGCACGGTGTTCAGGTGTCGGAATCAACCGGGATCCCGCTCAAAAACATCATCGTCGAAACCAACTACTACGAGGGGGCGGGGATGCTGGTCAACCTCTCGCAGCGGGGCGCTTCTCTTAAAACCGGCATCCGGATCAAGGACAACGTG